ATGTATAAACGAGTAGAGTCTCAGAAAACATCAACAAATGGAATCACTTCTTGTGATTGGCATCGTGCTGACATCATTGCCGAGCTACGCAAGAAAGGAACCACCCTGGCTGGTTTATCCCGCAACGCTGGTTTAAATGCGCGCACTCTCAATAACGCTTTAGACCGTAAATACCCTAAGGGTGAGCGCATTATCGCTTCTGCAATAGGCGTTGAACCGTCTGTTATCTGGCCTTCAAGATATTGTGAGGTGCTGTGATGTGGTCAACGGTATCGGAATTAGCTGGATGTGCGGGCGTACCAACAACAGAGAGAGGTTGCCGGAAATTTTTGGACAATCTTGCATCCAAGAATCCATCAATGAGAAGAAAGCGCACCGGTACAAAAGCGTTTGAATATCACATTGATTCGTTACCGATTGTGACTCAGGAAGAAGTAAAGAACCGTTATTACAAAGAAATATTATCAACTAAACAGGTCAGTACAAAAGAAACCAAAATCAGTTCGAATAAAGGTTTATCGGATAACAGTAAACTTTCTCTGATTCGCCAGTGCCCGGCTCTTCTTGAGCGTGAAGTAGTTGCCCTGACAGCGAAGCAGAAAGAGATAGCCGATGCCCGTGCTGTTCTGGCAATGGAGGTGGGGAAACTGCGCGATGCCGGAATGTCCCGTACTGCGGCGGTTAACTACATATCTATCGAGTCCCGTAAAGGTACGCTGCCTGCACTTCTGCTTAAGGCTGCTGAGATGGCCAATGCCCGCAAAGGCTCCAGCCGTGCTGGTGTTGGTACCCGTAGCCTCCAGGAGTGGGTAACCATTTTTGAATCCACAAAGCCCGGCGTTGAGCGCATGGCCATGCTGGCCCCCGGTCATCTTAAAGCGAAGAAGCCGGAGCAGATTAAGTGGCTCCCGGACTTCCTCGCCCACTGGCGCAGTCGAAAGGGACCGTACCTGAGAGAGGCCTATCGCGACTTTAAGGCCGAGTGGTTAGTTGTGTATGCGGATCAACCTGCACTGGCGGCGGCATGCCCTTCCTATGATGCCGTTCGTCGCGCAATGGAGAAATTGCCCCGCCGCGAGAAAGCCCGTGGCCGCGTCAGTGGCTCTGCAGCCCTTGCATATGAATGCTTCCAGAAACGTGACTGGTCACAGATGCCGGTGAACGGCTGCTGGATTGCGGACGGTAAGTCACTGGAAATGAAGGTGGCACACCCTGACCACGGTCGTCCGTTCACACCGGAACTGACACTGATTATTGATGGCCGTACCCGCTTTATCACCGGCTGGAGTCTGGCCCTGTCCGAGAGCGTCATTGCTGTTGCCGATGCATATCGCTTTGCGATGAAGCATTTCGGTAAGCCGCTGTTTGTTTATTCCGATAACGGTGGCGGTGAAACCAACAAAACACTTGATGCCGATGTGACCGGTATTTTCAGCCGTCTGGGCATTGAGCACCCGACCAGTATTCCTGGTCGTCCTCAGTCACGCGGCATCATTGAACGTCTTAACAAAGGTGTTCCCCGCCGCGTGGCGATGCAATTCGACACATTCAGCGGTGACAGCGCTGACCGCGAGCATGCGCGAATTACTTCCCGTGCCATTCAGTCTGCTGTCAAGGCACAGGAAAATGGCCGGGAACTGACGCCGGTGCAACGCGCCGCCCTGGGAAAGCTCCCGTCATGGCAACAGCTGCTTGACGCAATTGCCGTCGAGGTTGAAGCCTATAACAACAGCCATGAACACCGTGAACTGCCGAAACGCAACGGCCGCCATATGACCCCGGCTGCTTACCGCCGCGCCGTTCTGGAAACCGAAGGCGACGATATCGAGTATCTGACGGATGTCGAATTACGCGAAGCCTTTATGCCAGAAATGGTCCGCACCGCTCAGCGCGGCTGGTTGCGTCTCTTTAATAACGACTACTTCTCCGAAGAGCTGATTCAGGTCGACAGCGAAGAAGTACGCGTTGCCTTCGACATTCATGACCCACAGTCCGTCATTGTGCGGCGCCTGGACGGGTCATATGTCTGCACCGCTATCTGGAACGGCAACAAACGCGCGGCGATTCCGGTCAGTGCGATGGACGTTGCGGTCGAGAAACGTCGCCAGCGCCGCCTGAATCGCATTGACGACAAACGACAGGAAATTGAAGCGGAAGGCCGCTCCGTCCTGCTGGGCCAGCGTTTTGATGATCTGACCAGCTTCATACCGGCTGAGTACAGTCGGATTACCGAAGAAGAACACTATTTCTTCCTCGAAACAGACCGCGATGAATATCTGAGAAAAACCGGTAATTCCGGTAAGTGAGAGACATATGACTGTACATACAGAACTGAAAGACCTGATGGAAAAAAAAGGATACAGCCAGACACAGGTTGCCCGTGCCTTTGGTAAGAGCTCGGCTGTGATCAGTCAGTACCTTAAGGGCATTTATCCCGGTGATGTTCGCGGCATCGACGAGCTGGCCCGAAGCTTCATTGCACGCGAAACAGAGAAAGAAAAATCCCGGCGCATTACACCGCGTTATGTTCCGACCGTCACGTCCCGTAAAGGGCTTGAAGTCATTCGTCTTGCGCATCTGGACGGTGAAATAAACGTCATTTACGGTGCCGCAGGACTTGGCAAGACCATGATTTTGAGGGAATACGCAGCGCAGCACCGTGATGCACTGCTGATTGAGGCTGACCCGGGTTATACCGCACGGGTGGTGCTTGAGGAACTCTGTGGCCTGCTGGGTCTCAGTAAACGCGGGAACATGCATGAACTCAGTGAGGCCTGTATTGCCGCCCTGCGTGATTCAGGCCGCCTGCTGATGGTGGATGAAGCAGAGAACCTGCCATACCGGGCGCTGGAGACACTCCGCCGCATCCACGACAAAGCCGGCATCGGCCTTGTTCTGGCCGGTATGCCGCGTCTCATCATCAACCTGAAGGGTAAACGCGGAGAATACCAGCAGCTTTACAGCCGTGTGGGTCTGGCACTGTGTATTGGTGAATCACTGCCCCAGGAAGATATCAGTGTAATGGCCATCAGCATGCTTCCGGATGCAGAAAGTCCCGACGTCTGCGAAGCACTGTTCCGCTGTTCACACGGTAATGCACGTCGACTTTTTAAGCTGGCTCGCGGTGTCAGTCGTCACAGCGAAATCAGTGGTAATGCGGTCAGCGCCGGCGCTGTCCGTAAGTTCGCAGAAATGCTCATTAACTGAGGACACAGCGATGGTCAGTCTTTCCGTAAACATCACTAATGCAGCCGTAATCTCTGCCCTTATACGGGCAGAAACGTTGATTATGTTTCTTTCTGCAAAAGGGGTGCAGGTGAAAAGTGTTTCCCTTCGCCATGCACAACCGGTCATCCGTATTGCCCGTCATGCCTGGTGTGACGAGATTAAAAAACAGGGCCGGGCCCGTTTTGACCATACCGGTAATGACCGTTTTGGGCGTTTTCGACAGGGGGTGTATCTGGATGAAAGCGGCTGTCGTGTGGTCTGGTCTGAATCCATTCATTAGGAGGTATGCAATGAAACAGGAATATCAGGAATTTATCGCAAAAGTGAGAAAGGACGGCGGCAGATTGCTTCCATTTCCTTGCCCATTATGCAGGGAAAAAATTGAAACACTGGCGCCACCGGAAGGCGATTTATGGGACACGCTGGCAACATGCCCGCATTGTGAAGGGACTTTTTTCAAGCGAGCTACGGCAACAAAGGTCGAAGCTATTTCATTAGACGAGGCATATCAATGGCAAAAGTAATTATCACCCTCAGCGATGTTGAACGCGGGCTCGATGTGCAATGCCGCGTTGAACCTGGTGAAAATGACAGTGAGCGTCTGCGGGCTGTTGCAGCAGCTGTCGGATATGGCCTTGCTGGCCATGTAAACGAGAAAGTTCGTAATGCACTTATTAAAACCAAAAAGGGGAAATCCAATGTCCACTGAAAACACTGTAGTCATCACAAAGCAATACACCACCACGCCCGCACCAGAGGGTTACTGGACAGATGCGCGTGGCGTTCTGACACCAGTCAGCCTGGTCAAAGAGATTGATCGCGACCGTGATGAGCTCGTGGGTGAAATTGTCGAACAGGCTATCGCGGTATCGTCCGCTCTCCAGGCACTGAAAGCCCGTGCTTTTGCTGATATTCAGGCATTTATTGACCTTTCAGCAGAAAAATACGGTGCCATGAAAGGCGGGAAAAAAGGCAATGTCACGCTCTACAGCTTCGACGGGCGTTTCAAAATTCAGAGGGCCATGCAGGACCGTATCGCGCTTAATGAGCGTATCCAGTCAGCTAAGGCTCTGATTGATGCCTGCCTGGCAGACTGGACTGCCGATGCCCGCCCGGAACTGAAAGCGCTGATTAACGAAGCCTTTGATACCGACAAAGAAGGCAACATTAATACCGGTCGTGTTCTGGCACTTCGCCGGTACGACATCGAAGACGAGCGCTGGCAGCAGGCGATGCTGGCCATTGGGGAAGCGGTCCAGGTGGTGAGCAGCAAATCCTATATCCGCGTTTATGAGCGCGTGGGCGATACCGATGAGTACCGTCCGATTGCTCTCGATATCGCTGGCGTGGGGGTGTGAGATGGCGGTTTACGTCCAGGAGAGCACTGCCAGCAGTAAGGCTTCCCCCTTTATGTCTTACGCCTTTAAAGCCGTGATGGCGGAGAAGCGTGGTGACTTTCAGAAAGCGGCAGAAATCTGGAGCAAAGCGCTTTTCTTGTCCAGCGTTGTTGTGAATCGTGAATGGGCCGGGATCCGTATTGAGTTCTGTGCAAATGCCGCGCGACGCGGCTGGGGAGTAGTAGGTGAAAGCGAAGGAGTTTAACGAACGCTGGGCAAAAGGCAGCGCATTTATATATCAGCCTTCACCTTTTCTTCGTGGTGGGCGTCTGGTCAAAACTGTCGATGCTGCCCGCGACATGAAGTCCGTCACTGTCGTGGAAATTAATCAGGAGCCATATTTCGCAAACATTAAATCGCTGAAACCAGCTCGCTGAAAATAACTGTTTTTTAAAACCACTTTAAAAATGGCGTAAACCCGCCGGGGCTGGCTTACGCCTGATTCAGGAGATTCTATGTCCGGATTTATTAAGAAGATGACAGCAGAACGTTTTAACGCCCTGTTTTCATCTGGCTCTGCGTTTACCTACCACTCCCGTAAAGATGGCGCTGGAGTGGCTGTCACGACGCGAACAGAGGCCTGGGAACTGGGGCATGGCGCGGTCGTAGTCGCGGTAACGGGTGTTTCTGGCGGCGTTGATATTACCCATTTAAAACCTGCAAATAATTAAGAGGCCGAAAATGGAAAATAAAGAGAAGTATCTCCAGAGAATTAAAAAACTACTGGCAATGGCCCGTAATAACTCCAGCGCCGAAGAAGCCGCACTGGCTATGAGCCGCGCTCAGAAATTGATGTCCGAACATAAGCTGAATGAGCACGACATCGATGTTATGAATATCAACGAAGCCGCTACCCAGAAGGCCCCCTCCCATGCCGAAAAAATGCCGGAATACATGGCATTTCTGGCTGAGATGGTCGCCCGTGTGTTTGGCGTGAAGTTCTACACCAGCCATGGCAGTGACCAGTGGAACAAGCCAGCAAAACGCACCATCCATTATTACGGCCCCGACGAACGCCCACAGATTGCGGCGTATTCCTTCGAGGTGCTGGGAAAACAGCTTGCTAAAGCCCGTCGTGAATACATCGCCACGATGCGTAAAAACATCAAGCCCGCCACCAAAATTGCCCGCGCCGATACGTTCTGCTCTGCATGGGTCAACGGTGCTTATGCCGTGGTCAGTGATTTTGTCGTGACCGGGGCTGAGACCACCCTGATTGAAGCGTATCGCGAAAGAAAGCTCAGCAAAGGGATGAAAACCCTGGAGCCTCGTAAACCCGGTAAAGCCCGGGGAACCGACGATGCAGAAATTCAGGGATATAACCATGGCCGCAACGCGCAGCTGCATCACGCAGTGAGTGGGTCTACTTCGCAGACAATCCACATCGGAGCCACAAAATGAACAAAGTAACTTATGCAAGTGAATACGTTGATGGATTGATCGAGGATTCTGAACGTCAGATTAAATTACGTGATGAACAGATTTCAGTTCTTCAATCCCGTAATGCCGCATGTGAAGACATTATCTGCCGTCTTGTTGGTCAATATAGTGCCTCTGGCCTGCATGCCATTCAAAACTCACTCAACCCAGCACAGTCCTTACTGTATGACGCACTGCAGTTGATGAAAGACAGCAGCACTGCATTATCAGTAGCTATCACCGACATCATTGCCGAACGCCGTCGCCAGCAGTCTGTTAAAGATTTTTCTGCGCAGCAAGATGATACCTATGTTTTAGGGGAACTGGCGGCAGCTGCAATCAGCTATATCGAGCCAATGGCGGCCGCCGAATTCTGGCCTTCAGACTGGCATGACAACAGCTTTAAACCCTCAGACTACCGCCGAAACCTTGTAAAAGCTGGTGCTCTTATCGCCGCAGAAATCGAACGCCTCGATCGTGCATCTACCGGGGAGGTGAAACTGTGAAAAATCGTAAAGCCCGCCAGCTTCTCAAGGTGGCAAATTTCACCATTGGTCGCGATTTCTGCACCATTCGCATCAGCAACCGACGTCGTGCTGTTTGCAATCGTAATGGCGGATTCCTGTATGCAGAGCAGTCAAAGCCCAGCGCACGGCAGAACCGCTGGAACAATCACTGCCAGTTTGTGGAGGACCGGTCATGAGCAAACCTCGCAAAGCTGTTGTATTCATCGCCGGGCCGATGACGGGTTATCCAAACTTCAATCGCGATGAGTTCAATACCGAAGCCGGAATCCTTGAGGAACATGGTTTTACCGTGCTCAATCCGGCCATTCTCCCAGACGGCCTGCAGCATGGTCAGTACCTCGATATCACGCTGGCCATGCTGGCACAGGCTGATGCAATCTTCCTCCTTGATGGTTGGGAGAAAAGCAAAGGTGCTACTCGTGAGTGTGACGAGGCCGGTCGTCTCGGGTTGCTTGTTATCTATCAATCCTGGGAAAGCCTGCAGAAATTCATTGAACGCAAGACAGGTGCCGTACTGGAGGTGCTCAGTGATTAATGTGACAGGTTGTCAGATTCATGATGGTGGTACCCGACGTGTATGGTTCTTCAACGATAACAGTCAGGTTGTTGAGCTGATGAACGTGCCGCTCAGGCAGCGCCTCAAGTTCTACAACGCCAGCAATAACACCATTCGGACGAAGGATGTTCAGGCTGAAATGAAACGGGCTATCGAACGATTCAAAAAGCTGCGGGGTATCAAATGATGAATATCACACTGATTTTACTTCTGCTGGCGCTGTATCTGCATCTGGGCTGGTGCTGGGCGAGCATATTGTGCCGTTTCAGAGCAGCTCCTGTACGCCGTTCGCAATATGTTCTGGCTCTGTTGTTGTGGCCGCTGAGTCTCATGCTGTCTGACACTAACGAGGAAGAAGATGATGAAAAGTATTGAGCTACTTACTGATTCCGAACTGGATGAAATCATTGATGGTTGCGTTGATGGCGTATATCCGACCTGGCAGGAAGTCTCTATGGCCACAGAACTTAAAACCCGCCGCGTTAACCTGGCGGCAGAGAAGCCGGATTACATGCGATACAGTTGCGGTTGCTGCGGATATGAATCGTTATCGTCCGTTTCAATCTGCCCAAAATGCAACTTCGACAATATCGAAGAGACGCCGCTATTCACCCATCCCGCGCCATCAATCCACTCGATACAGGTTGAGCCTGTAATTCGTATTGCACCTCACGTGGCGAAACCGGGTTCAACTGGTGCGACGGATTTGCTTTCACCGCCACAATTACCAACAGCATTACCGACAGCGCCATCAATGCCGGCGAGGCCCGACTACTTCGCTGGACTGGTGGCTGCTGCCCGAGTCAGAGCCAATAAGGCAATGCGACGATTTCCTCAGCCGAACTACGTGCTTAACAAGGTTGCAGAGGAAAGTGGCGAAGTCATCAAAGCGGTTATTCATTACACCGAAGGTCGTGAGGAGTGGTCGAACGTCGAAGATGAAATCATAGATAATTTGGCAATGCTGCTGCGTCTCGTGACCGAAGGCGATCAGGTGATCGGTTTCACCCCACCCGATCCATGTCGCGCCGCCTTACCTGCGTACGGCAGCTGGTGAAGGTCATGAAAAACCTTCTGCGTAACGTGACTGCTGCCGCCTTCAATCGGCGCTATCCTGTGGGGTCAAGATTCATCTACCATCCCACACCGGGAATGCCGGAGCGGGAAAATGTTGTCACCCGCTCAACAGCCTGGCACTTACATAATGGGCGATTAGTTGTCAGGGTTGAAGGGAAAATAGGCGGTATATCAGTTAACAGACTGGAGCCCATAGCGTGAGTCATTACAGCAGGCACTTTGTCGAGTGCCTGCGATAATGACAACCAACAGGAGGTAATATGTCCACTCCAGCAAAACGAGGCCTTATCGGGGCCATCAAAGCGGGTCAGGCCCACCTTGGCTGGGATGATGTGACGTATCGAAGTGTACTGGCACGTTTATGCAACGGTAAAACATCCTCGACAAAATGCACGCTTGAAGAGTTGCAGAGCGTCAGAGAGTACATGCATGAGCAGGGTTTCCCGCGCCAGTCTGCGAAGCATGGACGCCGCCCCAATGTAGCCCGTTCACGTAAATCTATGCTCGCAAAAATTGGAGCATTGCTTGCAGATGCGAATCGTCCGTGGAATTATGCCGAGAAAATGTGCGAGCATATGTTTGAAGTTAAACGCATTGAATGGTTAACCTCTGAGCAGTTAACCAAACTGATGCAGGCTTTAGCCATTGACGCCAGTCGCCGGAAAAAACGGGAGAAAAACAATGAATCTGCAACAGGTAACAGAGCTTCTGCCCCCGGCAGTGATTCAGATTGCTGACCTGATTGGCTTCCCTGCCACCGAGCAGCTCCTGAAAGCGTTTGGTGGCACTACCTTCCCGGTCGGAAAAGGTCTTCGCGCTCTGGGTGCTAACCGTGCTGCGCTTCTTCGTGACACTATTGGCGACCATAACACTCAGTTACTCATCAAAAACTTTGGGGGCGAAGCGTTATATCTGCCTCGTTGTGATCGTGCCTTACGCGAGCTGCGTAATCGTCGTTTTCTGGCAGAGTTCGACGACGTTCGCCGGGGGGGTACGTCTTCGCTGATGGCAATGACATTTCTCTGCCCAAAGTACGGATTCAGTGATCGTTTCGGTTGGCAGTTACTTTCGCAGAAAAAAAACGACTTAGCTCAAAATCAACAACAGGAGTCATTATTTTGAAGCTGCATCTATTTACGAGTTTACTTTTAGCTTGTTATGTTACCTTTGCGGGCGCTGCAGATAATGAGCAGAATATGATTAAAAAGGCGCTTTCAGGAGACTACCAAACTCAACGAAATTTAGCGTATTCATACAGTATGGGATGGGGGAAATCTGGTGATAATGACTTTATCCCTCTCGATGCCATTCGAGCATGTGCTTGGCGAAAAGTAATTTTATTAACAAATCAGAAAAAAGCAGACAGTACCGATTACGCCAATGAATCAATTGATTGTAATAATGTTCACCCAACGGAAAATAAAGATGTATGGGGAGTCGTTTGGATGATTGTTAATAAACTACCCCATTAACCCACTGAACCCCTTCACCTGATTTTCTGATACCCCCCTCGCGATACTGACATCACCTTATTTTTTGTGGTGTCAGTCCATGAATCTCAATGAGTTCCAGCGTGCTGCCGGCATTTCAGATGCACTGGCGCAAAAATGGTTTTCACCCGTCACAACGGCGATGCGTGAATTTGGCATTGATACGCCGTTACGTATGGCCGGCTTTATTGCTCAAACCGGGCATGAAAGCCAGGGCTTTACTGTTCTCAGCGAAAGTCTGTTCTACCGTGATGCAATCCGTGTGGCACGATTCTTCCGCTCAGCGTTTGATCTGAACAACGACAAAATCCTCCAGCCCTCTGAAATCGCGGAAGCCGGTCAGTACACCTGCCAGCCGATTAAACTTGCGAATCGCGCCTATGCCAACCGGGGCGGCAATGGTCCTGAGTCATCGGGTGATGGCTGGCGTTATCGCGGGCGCGGGCTTATTCAGGTCACATTTAAAAACACCTATCGTGACTGCGGTAAGGCGCTGGGGCTGGATTTGCTGTCAACACCCGACCTGCTGACTGAGCCTCTTACGGCTGCCCGTTCTGCGGCCTGGTACTGGCAGTCACGCGACTGTAACAGCAGTGCCGACCGTTCCGATGTCGTCGGTATGACAAAGAAAATCAACCCCGCGCTTGCAGGACTGGATGAGCGTGCCCGCCGATTTCAGATGGCTGTGGGGGTTTTATGTCTCTGAAAGACCTCATTACCAGCCCGTCAGGGAGGCTCAGCACTTCCGACACCATGACCTTTTCCACCTTTCTGGTCACAACCATCGTTGTCTTCTGGTATGCCTGGCACCTGCAGTTACAGGAATGGATGTTTACCGCCTACATCCTCGCATGGGCCGGGCATAACCTCGGTTCGAAGTTTGTGGCCATGAAGCGCGATCAGGCATCAAATCCACCTGCCGGAGGTGCTCCCGATGGTCGGTAAGTTGTGGTTGGCGATTAAACCACTGTTGCCGTGGATTATCGCTATCGCCCTGGTACTCAGTGCCGGGGCCTGGCTCGGCAGTCTTTATACCTCCAGCCAGATGCAGGACGATATCCAGACCGCAAACGCGGCGACAGCGCAGGTGCAACACCAGTTCGATGCCTACAAAACCCACGTTGCTGATGAGAAAGCAGAGCGGGAAAAACAGAATCAACAGCAGCTCAGGCAGCAGGTCGTGCTTGTTGAGCAGTATCGCAGGCAAGCCGATGAGCTTACTGACCAGTTGCTCGCGAAAAATAAGGAACTGACCCGAACCCAGAGGTTACTCAATGAAAAAATCTTCCTGCTCACACTCAGCGATGGTGCCAGTTTTACTGGTATCGGCCCTCGCGCTCTGTGCCTGTACAGCGCGAACCTCGGTTATTCCACCGGACCCGAGTGCGATCAATATTTGTCAGCAGCCAACAGCGGAAATGCTGGATATTCCACCGAGGCCAGCGGCACCGGTAGCGGACTCTCTTCTGCCGGTATCCTCCGCCACAGCGCCGGGTACGGAGAATGGTGCCAGGTCCTCCACAACAAACTGAATACCCTGCGCCAGCTCTATGGAAAGGAGCCGCAATGACACCTGACCAGATTTATCAGTTGCTTCTTGGTCTCGTCACGCTGTTTGGCGGCATATGGATTCGCCGCCTGCAGTCAGATATCCGCGACCTCGAAGAAGACGTCGATCGTATCCGTGACGAATACCAGCGCAGGGATGATGCCCTGCGCGATTACGCACTGATTTCCGACAACATCAAAGATATCAAGAACACTCTTAACCGTATTCTCGACAAACTGGACAAAAAGGCAGACAGGACATGAAGGCCAGACAGAAACGGCGTCAGCGCCGTGTGATTTCAATACAACCCGCAGCGCCGTCTGCTCATCACATCGATCCATTGCTGTCCATACAGCATTCACTGCAGCAGCTACAGGTCAGCAGACAACCTGATATCCGGCCCCAGTTGCAGGATATCTCTGTCGCCGTGACGCGTATCGAGCGACGGATAGACACGATGGAATCCCGTGTTGTGCGTCAGGGCGCGATCGCCGGGGCGCTTTCCGGTGGGGTGGTGGCTGCGGCTATCGCCCTGATTAAGGCCAGATTTGAGGGATTCTGATGGCACACCCGCCCGAGACAAGGGAAAAACTGCGGCGGCTCTATATCCAGAGCCAACTGTCTTTGCAGATTGTGTCATCGCAATGCGGTGTCAGCTTCGCCACGGCCTCCCGCTGGAAAAAAGAGGCTCAGGACGCCGGGGATGACTGGGAAAAACTCAGGGCGGCAAATGTACTGGCCAGTGGCGGGATGGAGGATGTCGGTCGGGCAATTCTGATGGGCCTGCTGGTGCAATATCAGGCCACCATCGAACAGCTCAATGTGAACGCTGAAATGCCCCCCGAAAAACGCATTGAACTGTTGGCCAGCCTCAGTGATGCCTTTAACAAGGCGGTATCGTCCAGTAAACGCATTCTGCCTGAGACATCACAGCTCGCCACTGCAATGGAGGTACTGACGTTGTTATCCACCTTCATTAGCGAACACTACCCCAGGCATATGGAGGCATTCGTCCAGGTGCTCGAACCCTTTGGTAATGAGGTGCAAAAACACTATGGCTGACAAATTGATCCGTGTTAACGAAAAAATCAGTGTTATGGCCAGTTCTGTGTCCTCTGTATACATCGCTTCAGGTTATTGCTTTGTTTCAACCGTCGATGGCGAACACCATGAAGTGTCATTCATGGGCGATTGTTACCGCACGAGAGACAGCCTTGAAAAGGCTGTTAACGATGCTTTAAGCGGGAATTAATGGCGTGGCAAAAAAAAAGAAAGTCAGCCTCAATAAAAAGGAGTTCGAAGCCCAGCTTAACGAGCTGGCCGCCTCGCTGCGCCGGTCTATTGAGGCGGAACAGGTTGGTTTTGATCCGTCTCAGGATGCCGTGAATGCGCGGCGTGATGCGGTGCGTGACCCGGTTTCCGGGTTCCGTTATTTCGTTCAGAACTACTTTCCGCACTACGTCCGACATAAGGATGAGTCGGAACTGCACAAATACCTGTTTCAGCGCCTGCCAGAGATTGTAACTTCTACGGTCAGCCAGCAGGACGCCATCGCCGCGCCACGTGGCGAAGCCAAGTCGACGATCGTTACCCAGCTTTTTACACTGTGGAACATCGTGCTGGAGCTGAAAAAATACCCGGTCATCATCATGGACAGTATTGACCAGGCCTATCCGATGCTCGAAGCCATCAAGGCAGAGCTCTGCTGGAATCCCCGCCTTAAGATGGATTTTCCGGAAGCCTGCGGTGCGGGCCGGGTCTGGCAGATGGGCACCATCCTGACGGCCACAGATATCAAAGTGCAGGTTGCCGGCAGCGGTAAAAAACTGCGTGGTCTGCGTCATGGCCCGTATCGACCAGACCTCGCCATCCTTGATGATATCGAGAATGACGAACTGGTCCGCAATCCTGACCAGCGTGACAAGCTGGACAACTGGCTGAAAAAAACTGTCCTGCCGCTGGGTGGCGCAGGGGCCAAGTTTGATGTGATCTACATCGGCACCATCCTGCACTACGACAGCGTTTTGTCACGCACCCTGAAAAATCCCCTGTGGCGCAAAAAACGCTTTAAGGCGCTTATTACCTGGCCGTCTGACATGACGTTGTGGGAGCGCTGGGAAGAAATTCTGCGTAACAACGAGGAAGACGGTGAGCTGCTGGCGCGTGCGTTTTATGAGGAACATCACGAGGCCATGGAAGCCGGCGCGGTAGTGTCCTGGTCTGCCCGTCCGCTGTATGCCCTGATGTTGATCCGTGCCCGTGACGGTCACAGCACTTTTGACAGCGAATACCAGAATGACCCCGTGAGCGGTGATGATGCCCCGTTTGCCACCTGCATCACTTTCTGGGTTAACCGCCTTAAAGAGTGGTCTTTCTTTGGAAGTATCGACCCGAGCCTGGGGAAGAACGGCAATGCGCGAGACCCGTCAGCTATTCTGGTCGGGGGCTTCAACCGGACGACAGGCATACTGGATGTGGTGGAGGCCCGTATCAAAAAGCGCCTGCCGTCAGTCATCATTAGCGACACCATCGAAATGCAGCGCCAGTATGGCTGTCTGTGCTGGTCCGTTGAGGCCGTCCAGTTCCAGGAGTTTCTGCGCACCGAGCTGGTGCGCCAGTCGGCCGAGCTGGGTGTTCCCGTGCCGGCTATGCCGGTCATCCCGCATTCAGACAAACTGCTGCGTATAGAATCCCTGCAGCCGTATGTCTTTAACGGGTTAATTCGCCTGCACCCCAGCCAGACCACGTTGATAGAACAGCTGCGCCACTTTCCCAAAGCCGACCATGATGACGGTCCCGATGGGCTGCATATGCTGTGGGCCCTGTGTAATTCCTTTGGCTCCCGCGACGGTTTCCGCAGTGTGCCGCGTCGCGCGGAGACCCGTAATGATGATGACGATAACAGACATTCAGGCCGTTCGCGGGGGCGCTCGCAGTTCGGTAACGGAGGATGGTAATGAGCAAGATAGTTGACCAGTGGGGTCGCCCTTTTAATAACGCTGTCACTAAAGAGCCGCAAACCACGCGGCTCGTTCAGCTCAACAGCCGTTATCCTGAGCACCCTTCCCGGGGGCTGACTATTCGCCGGCTTCCACGTCTGCTGCAGGAAGCTGAACAGGGTTACCTTTCGGCGCAGGCTGACCTCTTTGACGATATGGTTGAAAAAGACGGTCACATCTTTTCCGAGATGGCCAAGCGCAAAAATGCGCTGCTCGGTCTGGACTGGAGCGTCGAGCCACGCCGTGGCGCGACGGCCGAAGAGAAGAACATCGCGGCCATGGTTCAGGAGTGGTTCGACACCCTGGATAATCTGGAAGATATTATCCTCCAGGCTGCGGATGCGATTGGCCACGGGTTCAGTTGTCAGGAGCTGGAATGGGCGCTGGAAGAAAATGTCTGGCTTCCGTCCGGAGCTCATCTGCGTCCGCATCGCTGGTTCCAGGCCCGTCCCGATCGCGGCGATGAGATTCGCCTTTCCGATGGCAGTATCGATGGCGCAGAGTTGTGGCCGTTCGGCTGGCTGGTACATCGCCATGCGGCCAAAACAGGTTTTACGGGTCAGTCGGGTTTGTATCGCGTGCTGGTCTGGCCGTACCTGTTTAAAAACTTTGCCGTTCGCGATCTGGCGGAATTTCTGGAGATTTATGGCCTGCCGGCACGGGTCGGAACCTATATGTCCGGGGCCACCAACGCCGACAAAGATGCACTTTTTGAAGCACTGGTCATGCTTGGCCATAATGCCGCCGGCATCATTCCCCAGGGGACAAACATCGATTTCAAATCGGCCGCGTCGGGTCAGGCTGATCCGTTCGTCGCGATGATTGACTGGTGCGAGCGCACGGTATCAAAGGTTATTCTGGGGGCAACCCTGACCAGCCAGGCCGACGGTAAAACCTCAACCAACGCACTGGGCAATGTGCATAACGATGTGCGTCACGACATTCTTGTCGCTGATGCGCGGCAGCTGGAGGGGTTCTTTCGCAACATGATTGATATGCTGTTGCGGATCAACGGCTACGATGTGTCCCGCCGGCGTCTGCCTAAACTGGTCTTTGACACCCGCGATCTTGAGGACATTGCGTCATTTTCCACTGGCGTGAAAAACCTGGTCGAGTCCGGCATGAACAGTATCCCGGCCTCATGGGTGCATAAAAAAATCGGCATCCCTGTTCCCCAGAAAGACGAAGCCGTGTTACAGCCACCCGTGCAGACGCCGGCACAACCGTCTGTTGCGCTCAGCCAGCGTTTCCGCCGTATCGCTGCACTCACCACGGCAGCCGAACTTTCAGACCCGGCGCAGGACGCGATTGATAAGGGGCGTCCTGTACCGGAAGCGATCGCCACGGCGATGGAAACGCTGGTCGCCCCTCTGGTGGCGGCGTTGCAGGATGGCCAGTCGCCTGATGAGGCCCTGAATATTATCGCTGCCAGTTATCCTGACCTGGATGACAGTGAGCTGGTGACCCTGCTTGAACAGGCAATATTTGTGGCCGACGTATGGGGGCGACTGAACGCGGATGCCTGACAGTGTTGACCTGAGTTTTGTCATCGGCCTGAAACCGGAAAAGGCCATCGAGTATTTCCAGTCAAAGGGCTATACCGTCGGCTTTAACTGGCATGACGTGGAAGCCCGGGCGCACGCCACGGCGTTTACGGTCGCGGGCGTCCTGCGTCAGGATGTTCTTCAGGACATTCGTGGCGGCCTGCAGGATGCACTGGATAAAGGGCTCACACTGGACCAGTTCCGCCGTCAGTTGACCCCGACGCTGATCCAGAAAGGCTGGCTGGCGGACAGGGCAAAGCTGGTCGCCGATGAGGATGGCGTGCTGGAAGGTAAGCAACTGACCCCACGCCGGTTGCGAACCATCTTCGAAACCAATATGCAGTCGGCCTACGGTGCCGGCCGATATGCTGAGCAGATGGCGAACGCCGGCGATCGGCCGTACTGGACCCGTATCGCCGTCATGGATATGCGCACCCGGCCCGCACATGCCGCCCTCAACGGTCTGACCGCTCGCTTTGATGACCCGGTCTGGCAGTTCGCCTACCCACCTGATGGATGGGGATGCCGCTGCCGCGTTCGTGCCCGGACACAGCAGGACATCGACAGCAAAAATATCGACGTCTGGTCCAGCGAAGGCAATATGGAGACCGTGCAGCAGGCATGGGGGCCGAAGGACACCCGCGAGGTTCAGGCTTTCCGTTACAACGGTCAGCTCTACACCCCGGATGCCGGCTTTGGTCATAACCCGGGTCAGGGCTGGCTGGCGGGACTGGGTCAGCGTCTGATGGATAAATCCGCCTCCGCGCCGCCACAAATGGCGGCACTGGCCGTACAGCATACCCTGTCCGAGCCGCAGCTGCTTGACGCGATAACTGGTGATGTCCGCCGCTTCGTGAATCAGTCGCTGTTACGTGAACCCGAAGGCGCGTTTCGCCACGTCGGCGCAATGAGTCCGGCGACAGTGGATGCGCTGGCCATGCGTGGTGTGACACCTGCATCCGCCGTGATGACCCTGACCGACGATGCCGTGAAAGCCACGCCTGGGCCACTCTGGGAAACTCTGCCGGCACAACTGCGCCAGCCTGTCGCGGTGATATCCGATGGTCCTGAGCTGGTGTATGTCGTTCGCGCCGGAGATGACCTGCATCAGGTCCGTGCTGTTCCGGGCGATGAACTTACCGGTTTTGTTCTGCAGTTGCCGGACGCGGGAGAAGTGATAACACCGGCAACAATGCAAAAACTGACGCAACTGCCGCTTATCGAGGGGGCGCTCAATGGCCTATAAAATCGAATTTGATGTCACAGACTTTGAACGCTCGCTGGGTGAACTTATCAGCAAATATGAACATCGCACCCCACTGATGCGTATGCTGGCAGGTGATATGGAGGATGCCGTTCAGGAGAACTTCGCTCAGCAGGGACGCCCGACGTGGATGGGCTGGAGTCCGCGTTATGCTAAACGACGCGGGCCTGGCCAGATACTGCAGCGGTCCGGGCGTCTTGCATCCAGTATTGTCCAGTACAGCGATAACGACGCGGCGACGGTGGGCACCAATGTCATCTATGCTGCCATTCAGCAGTCAGGCGGGAAAATCAATATCCCGGCCCGCAGCCAACAGGCCTATTACAAACAGCACAAGGATGGTTCGGTGGGTAACCGGTTCGTCAAAAAGAGCCAGTCGAACTACAGCGAGTGGAACACCCTGCCAGCCTACACCATCAACATGCCCGCACGCCCGTTCCTTCATCTCACGGAATCGGACGTGGAAGGTATGGAGAAGAAAGCCGGTGATTTTTTCAGCCAGATATACGACTGATTACCATAAATCAAAAACGCACTGTAACGCCCTACAGTGCGTTTTTCTGCTCTGCGTGATGCGATGGCACCTTTACGGTACGCTCAGGCGTTTTTAAAAGGGGTTTAAAAACGATGACGGGTATTGCCCTTTGTTATGACAGAGTGCCATCATGATTTGGAAATTTCTTCCTTTATATACCCACTGAACTCCTTCATCTGATTCTGGCGCTGACCTCCCCGTAATGTCAGCGGTATGAAAACCCGTATCGCGTCACTCTCACAGGCCATCAGCACCGCAAGTCGCGGGGTCATCCAGTTGCTGCCCGCCGGCACTTTCCGTGCCGGTGATGGTCGCCCGGCTGAATGTCCCAATGGCTGGTTCATTGATGGCAGTATCGCTGCCTCGCTTATTGCTGCTGCAGAAGCGAAACAGACCCCTTACGTCATTGACTATGAACACCAGACCCTGCGCAGCGCGAAGAACGGTCTTCCGGCACCGGCATCAGGCTGGTTCGGAAAGCTGGAATGGCGAGAGGGCGAAGGTCTTTTTGCCGTAGATGTTGAATGGACCGACGCCGCAGCGGCTGCCATTGCGGCGGGTGAATACCGCTTCATTTCTCCTGTTTTCCTGTACGACACCGAAGGTCGGGTAACCACGTTGATTAACGCGGCCCTGACCAATACTCCCGCACTGGACGGAATGGACGAGGCGATGCTTGCAGCCGCTTCGCTCATGGCCGCCACATCAACTGAGGACTCAACAATGGATGAACTCCTGGAACAGCTGCGCTGGTTTCTGGGGCTCCCGCTGTCGGCAACCGAAGAGGATATTCTCGCCGAACTGCAAAAGCTCATTAACAAAATCAAAGCGGCAGACAGTCAGGCCGCAGCCAGCGGTATTGCCTGGATCAATGGTCTGGAAAGCAATGTCGCAGCCCTGACTGCTCAGGTCGCCACGCCTGACCCGGCACAATGGGTATCTGTGGAAGTGATGAATGCCGCTATAAGCCAGGCGCGCGCCAGTGGCGAAGAACAGATTGCTCAACTGACATTGCAACAGTCCACCGAGCTGATTGAAGCCGCGCTCTCTGATGGTCGTCTTCTGCCGGCACAAAAAGACTGGGCAAATGCACTGGCAAAAAGTAATCCGGAAAAACTGCGTGATCACCTGGGTAAACAGCCCCGCGTGGCTGCGCTCACCCATCAGCAGACTGGCGGTAAACCACCAGCAACAATGCAATCCCGTAGCTCTCAGGAGCCCGATGAAGAACTGAACCCGGCCGTGCTCAGCATCATGGGCATTGATCCGGCAACGATTAAAGAGGAATCCGGCAATGCCTGATCGCAATACTCCCTGGCGTAATGGCGACATCGTCGCTGTGCCTGTGGCTGCGGCCACGATGATTTATGGCGGCCATATGGTGGCAGCCAATGCTGCCGGTCTGGCTGTTCCGGCTTCGGCCGTGGCGGCGCAGGTAACCCTGGGTGTGTCTGATGAATATGCTGACAACACGGCGGGTGCCGCTGCGGCGACATCTGTGAATGTCCGCCGTGGTAAGGCCTGGAAGCTGGCGAACCTGTCCGGTGATGCCGTCACCCAGGCTGACGTCGGTAAAAATTGCTATGTCGCCGACAGTGTCACCGTGGCTAAAACCAGCAACGCCAATGCGCGACCGGTTGCAGGTCAGGTGATTGCCGTCGATTCAGACGGCGTATGGGTCGAAATTTAAGGAGAAAAACCGTGTTAGTGAACAAGCAAAACCTGAAAACCATCTTTATCGGTCTTAAGGCGACCTTCCAGAACGCTTTCAGTCAGACCCCCAACGACTGGCAGAAGATCGCCATGGTGGTGCCGTCGACCACCAAAGAAGAGAACTATGCCTGGTTGTCACGCTTTCCGAAAATGCGTGAGTGGATTGGCGAGAAGGCGGTGAAAGCCCTGGAAGCGTTCAACTACACCATCCGCAATAAAGACTGGGAAGCCACCATCGAAGTCGATCGTAACGACATAGAAGATGACACCATGCTGGGTTATGCACAGCAGGCACAGGGGGCAGGACAGTCAGCTGCCGAGTTGCCGGCCGATATTATCGGACGACTGATGAGCCTCGGGTTTACCAGTCTCTGTTATGACGGTCAGTATTTCTTCGATACGGATCATCCTGTCGGTGACAGTGTTGCCTCGAACAAGGGCACAAAAAAACTGTCTGCCGCGTCCTTTGCTGCCGCACAGGCCTCTTACGGTGCAGCACGCACAGCCATGAGGGGATTCAAAGATAACGAGGGGGAAAGCCTGCGTATCAATCCCCGTGTCCTTGTCGTGCCGCCTGCGCTGGAAGATACCGCGAATTATCTGATGACGGCTGATCGTTTCCCGGACAACACCCCGAACACCTACAAAGGTACAGCGGAAGTCCTGGTCTGGCCGGGTCTGGCCACAGATACAGAGTGGTATCTGTTCGATACCAGTAAGCCGGTGAAGCCACTGGTCTATCAGGAACGTAAAAAGCCGGTGTTTGTGGAGCAGACCAATACCGACAGCGACGATGTCTTCATGCTCAAGAAATTTAAATTTGGTGCCGAAGCCCGCTCGAATGGCGGCTATGGCTTCTGGCAGATGGCATATGGCTCAACCGGGGTGGATGCATAAATGACTGAACTGACAATTACCGCAAAACGCGACGGTTTTCGTCGCTGTGGTGTGGTGCACAGTGACACGCCTGTGGTCTGGCCTGCTGGCTCCTTTACGGAAGAACAGATAGCCATCCTGAAAAGCGAACCTCAGCTGGTTGTTCATGAGGGCAGCGCCGTCAGCGATGATGTCCAGAGCGAAGTGCTGCATGCCCGTTCGCGCATCATTGAGCTGGAAGAAACCGTTAACCAGTTGCGTGGTGGGCAAAGCGAGCTGGAAAAAGCGCAGGCCCGCATCACTGAGCTGGTTGGGAGCAATGCTGAACTGCAGGAAAAACTGGCGGCCGCCAGTCAGACCATCAGTGACCTGACGGCCGAACGCGATCGCCTCCGCGCCGAAGTGACCGCAAAAGCCCCGGGCGGTGACGCATCGGCTGACAACGAAGAACCGTCGTCCAAAGCGAAAAAATAAGCGGAGCCAGTCATGTACGCAACCCGGGATGATATGGTCCGCCAGTTCGGTGAAACGGAATGTATTGCACTGACTGACCGTGAATACACCGGCGAGATAGACGATGACGTGCTGAACGGTGGCCTTTTGCGGGCCTCCGCCACCATTGACAGCTATCTGGCTGGTCGCTATCCGCTGCCGTGGACCGATACCCACGGGATTCTGGTGGGTAAGTGCTGCGATATCGCCCGTTATGAAATGACGGGCGCTGAAACGCAGAACACGGAGGAGATCAGGCAACGTTATGAAGACGCGATTCGTTATCTTGAGCGGGTGGCTGATGGCCGTAACACACTTGGCCGCCTGCCGGATGGACAGGTGGCTCAGGGCGGTAGCATGTCCCGCTTTTCATCAAATGGCCGTGTTTTCGGGCGCGGTGAGACGGACGGGGGTGCATTTTGATTATCACGCAAATCGAATCCGCCATTATCGACAGGCTCACCCGGGGGCTCGGCGAACTGGTCCGCAAGGTGCGTTCCTACAGTGGCGAACTCGATGGAGAACCTGCTGAGGTGGTCCGCCAGCTGCCCGGTCTGTGGGTGACGTTCGGCGGTATTCAGGGCACAGAGTTGCTGAGTACCGCCCGTAATAAATGGCGGGATAGTGGACGTTTTGTCGTGATTGCAGGGACACGCAGCGTGCGCGGTGATGAGGCGTCCCGCCACGGCGGTGCGGCGAAAAAAGAAATTGGCTCTTATGCGCTCATCTACGCCGTTCGTCGCCTGCTGGCACGTCAGGATTTGGGTCTGCCGATTGATTTCCTGATGCCTGGTAAGGTGCGACCGCTGTTCAATACCCGGTTCGAAAAAATGGCCATGTCAGTTTTTGCCTGTGAATTTGATACCCGGTTTGACTCTGAATCGCTGGAAAACGGCCTGTTTCCGCTGGCACCGGGTGACCTGCCGGCCGGTCATCCGGACCGGATTTTTGGTGAATACGACGGGGCCACCAGCGAGGACGACCCGGTATGGCTTAGCACCGACCTGACATATTTCCTGAACGGCAAAACACCGTTCGCAGCTGAGGACATTATTAAAAATGACCCTGAAAGTTAAAGCCCGCGCGGGGGTCCGTGTTCCCCGGGAAGATAACCCCCGCCGTTACATCGAAGAGGAACCTGTTGAGGTTCCTGAGAGCGCGTATTACCTGCGCCGGTTGTCTGATAACGACCTGGTTAACGTGGCTGGCGCACCAGAAACAGCGGCTGTGGTTGCCAATGAAACGGCAACCCTGGCAGTTTCAGACGAAACAGTGACTGCCGTTACCGGTGTGTCGCCAGCTAAAGGAACAAAATAATGTCCAGCCCGAATATCTCTTTCGACAGTATCCCGCCGAGCATCCGCAAGCCGGGACAGTATTTCGAATTTAATACCCGCCTGGCAGTTCGAACCCTGCCGGCTAACGCCCAGAAGGTGCTGATTCTGGCCCCGATGCTGGAAGGCGGCAGTCAGGCTCCGCTCAGCCCGGTCAGTGTGTTCAGCAGCGACCAGGCAGCAGTCTATTTTGGTTATGGCTCGGTGGCGCATCTGATGGTGACGGCGGCGATCAACACGTATGCGTATCTCGATCTCAGCGTCATCGGTATCAGCGACGCCGCCGCTGGCATTGCCGCAGCGGGCACACTGACCCTTACCGGGCCTGCCAGCGCACAGGGCGTGGTCAGCCTCTGGGTCGGCAATACCCGTGTGGATGTGGCCGTCAGTGCGACAGATACCGCCACGGTCATTGCGGCAGCCATGAAAACGGCCATTGATAATCAGCCCGGGCTTCCGGTTTCCGCATCCGTTGCTGCCGGTGTGCTGACGCTGACCGCGAAAAACAAAGGTGCCATCGGTAATGATATCCGCCTGAAAGCACAGACCACCGCCACCGGTACGACGGCCGTGGTGACGGCCATGTCTGGCGGAGCCACTGACCCGGACATTGCCCCGGCGCTGGCGGCGGTGGTGGCGGCCGGTCATAACATCATTATTTGCCCGTTCTCCACCCAGACGGCACTGACGGCCCTGCGCACCCACCTCGACTTTGTTTCCGGTCCGATGGAACAGCGTGGTGCCGTGGGTGCTGCCGGCTGGACGGGGACGCTGGCCACCGGCACCACCCTGGCTTCTGCGATTAATAGCGGTCGTATTGCTATCGGCTGGCACAACGGTTCGGTGATACTGCCAGCAGAAGCCGCTGCCGCGTATGGGGCGCGAATTGCCAGTGAGGAAGACCCGGCCCGGCCGCTCAACACACTGACACTGGCGCTGGATGTGACCGGTATTACCTCACGTCCCGGGCGCACTGAGCAGGAAAATGCCCTGCATAACGGGCTGACACCGTTCGAGGTGGGGGCTGGCGACACAGTGCAGATTGTGCGAGCAGTCACCACGTACACCCGTAATGCTACCGGTGTTGACGACGTGTCGCTGCTGGACCTGACCACCATTCGCACGCTGGATTATGTCCGCAGGGCCTGCCGCGAGCGGATCGCGCTGCGGTTCCCGCGTGACAAACTGTCCGCCCGTACTCCAAAACTCGTTGAGAGTGAGCTCTACGATGTGCTGCTCAAGCTTGAGGAGCTGGAGATTGTCGAAGAGGTGGAGAGCAACAAGGCGGCGCTGATTGTTGAACGTGACAGTCAGGATGCTAACCGTCTTAACGCCCGTATCCCGGCTGATGTGGTGAACGGCTTACATGTGTTCGCCGGTCGCATCGATCTCTATTTGTAAGGAGCAAAACAATGGCACTGGAAGAATACGTGGGCGCGATTGTCCTGTATGTGGATGGACAGGAAATCGAGGTCACTGACGTTCGCCCTCAGACGAACACCGGCCGCAAGCTGGTTAAAACGATGAACAGCACCGGCCGTGCTAAAGGCTATTCAAAGGGTATTGCAGAATACAGCCTGTCCATCACGGTTGTTCTCCCGAAAAATGTCGCACAGCCAGACTGGGATGCCATGGTCGGCGCGAAGCTGACCCTCATGGATATGGAGGGTAACCCGCTTTACAGTTATCTCGACTGTTTCACCACCCAGACCGGCGAGCAGTACAACGTCGATAACGAGGCCCGCCGGGATATCACTGTCCAGGCACTGCGTAAGGTACAGGGATGATGAAAGCCTCAGGAAAATTGCTCTATGGCGTCCAGGTCGGAGACGCTATCCATTATGACTACACCGTAACCCTGCCGGTTATCCGGCATACGGTGAACGCGCTGGCCGCCACCGGTGAAACGTTTGAAGACCCGGATTCAGCGGCAGCCCGTATGTATTATCGTGTGGCTGTTATTGCTGAGGTGTTCGAATCGCTGGGCACACTGGCGAAAGGTGAGATCACCCCGGAAATACTGCTGGATGGCCTGACCGACGATGATATGGACATCATTGATGCGGAGCTGGCGGGTCTTAAAAAAAAGCGGATGCAGCCATCGGGCGACTCGAAGGCCTCCGACGCGCCACCCTCATCCTCGGAAGATTCGGGATCAGTCCAGACCGAATCGAAGGCATGACGGTTGCCGGGCTGACGGCCTGGCTTGACACCCTCGACGGGCTGCACGGCAAAAAGTCGTCAGCCCGCGAACCCCGCATCAAATCCCGCCGCAGTAAAAACAGAAAGGGGAAACGTTAAATGCGCGACCTTAAGCTTGCACTGAGCCTTATTGCCAAAGACAACGGCTCTAAGGCATTGCGCCAGGCACTCACCGGTATCCAGCAGCAGACCACGGCAAACAAGAAAGCCGAGGATGAGGCAGCACGCTCACGTGAACAGTCAGCTCAAAGTGGTATTCGTGCAGCGCGATCGCTCCAGCAGGAATACCAGCGCTCAGCCAGCGCCCGTTCGACGCTGGCTATTCGCTCAGAACGTGAGATTCAGCGAGAGATTGCCCAGACGCAGGCGGCGTATAACCGTCTTTTACGTACCGGCTCTATGACGGTTAACGAGCAGACCCGTGCATTCAGGGCAATGACCCAGCAGGTGGCGCAGCTGCGAACGGAGCTCAATGGTGCTGGCCAGTCCATGAGCCGGATGGAGCGGATGCGTAACTGGGGAAGTAATGCTTCAGCGATTGCCGGCGGTATTGTCGCAGCAGGGGCCATTGTTGCACCGTCTGTCAGCAATCAGATGAGCTACGAGCAGCGTCTTGCGTATATGGCTAATACAGCCTTCTCTGAGCAGGATACGGCAGGTCGCCGCGCCGGAATGCAGTCGATGGATAAGCTTGTTCGAAATACAGTTAAAGTTGGTGGAGGCACAAAGGAATCCGCAGCTGAAACGCTGGATACTTTACTTGCGTCGGGCGCGGTGGATTACAATTCAGCTGAAAAATTGTTGCCCATACTCCAGAAATATTCATCAGCCACTCAGTCAGACCCAAAGGAACTGGCTCAGATCGCTATCAGACTTAAACAATCATTTGGGATATCTGATGCGCAGATACCAACTGCACTGAATATGGTTATTAAATCGGGGCAATTGGGGTCTTTTGAAATTAAAGACCTTGCAAAATGGTTGCCTCAACAGCTTGCTGCCGCAAATGCGGTGGGGATGGGGGGGCTTGACGATCTTTCTGTTCTGCTGGGTTTTAATCAAACAGCAATGATAAGCGCTGGTACTCCTGATGAGGCAGGAAATAACGTTGTTAACTTGCTAACAAAAATTAACAGTCAGGATGCAGCTAATGCTGCAGCAAGAATTAAATTCAACGGTAAAGGAATAAATCTACCGGGGACACTGGTTCGGGCTAGAGGAAAAGGCATGAATGCCATTGAGGCGTTTAGTGGTCTTACCGATAAAATAGTAGCTAATAATCCAGAATATCAGAAGCTTGAAAAACAGCTTAAAAATACGACTAATGATTCAGCTCGTCGCGAGATTATGCAATCGCAGGCAAAACTTCTTGAAGGGTCGGCCATTGGTCAGATTATCGCTGATCGTCAAGCTCTTATGGCCTTGGTTGCCTGGAGGGCAAACCGCAAATATGGCAGGGAAGTCATTAGTGGTGTAAATCAACAGAGAACGCTTCCAGAATCCCAAATGGCTGGCGAGCAAAACTTTGATCTTATTTCGGGCACCAACCTTTATAAGGTCAACCAATTAAATAACACCCGCGACTTTGCCCAGATGGATGCCGTGCAACCTTTGTCCGATATTCTGGCAAAAGTATCCGGCGAATTAACCGAATATGCAGGGGCTTATCCGGGCCTCACCAAAGCGATGGCCAGCGCCGAACTGGCCATTAAAGCGATGACGGCGGCTGCCTGGGTCTTTGCAGGCATGAAGTTCCTTTCGGGTAATAATCCCGTAGTTCCCTCTCAGTCTCCGGTTCCTCCGGGTGCTACCCCACCCGTCAGGGGTGGCGTGTGGGGCGGGCTGTCAAAACTGTTCGGTGCCAGTATGTCTGCCACTGCGATCGCCACCTTCACCACCCACGATGAAGACGATGAGATAACCAATGGTCCGGCGAAGTGGGCGGCTATTCGCGCTAAATACAGTCAGGACCGCATCGATCGCGCCCGTAAACTTTATCAGCCCTGGTATCAGTTTGGTCAGGGGTATGCCACCGAGAATGAAACCTGGCTGGCTCAACTGGAAAAGGATGAAGCGGCGGGCACAGTACCGGTTGAGCGAAATAACCAGTCATCCCCGATCATTATTCCGCAAACTGCCAATGGTTACACCCTTCCTGGCTGGCTAAGACAACCCGATAAGGCACTATCTGCCAATTTATACACCGAAGCGCCCGACGTCCGTGACAGTCTACCGGAAAATGTAAGTGAGCATACAGGATGGAATGATCCTCTTTTCCCTTACAGTGAAGATCGCTTCAATAAGGTACGACAGCGTTATCTGCCACGCTTACCCGAATATCAAGACCAGACGGATGATACATTCTGGTTTACCTCACCTGGTAAGGATGATGCAGGGGAAGCTATCAGGAAAGAACGTGATTACTGGTGGACCCCACCTACTGCATTCAACATTCCGCAGGCGGCGGAAGGATATTCCATTCCTTCGTTAACGCAGACGACACCATCGGCTCAGCCCGTTGTTCCGCAAATTAATGCAACAATCAAACTGGAAGTTGACGGGCGCACCCTCGCCGAAACAGTTAATGAAATCAATGGCCAGTCAGCTACCCGTGGACCGCAGGGAGGGCCATTCTGATGGCATGGGAAACAGACCTTCAGGACGCTTCATTTCGGGGCATAAAATTTGACATCATCAGCACCCGCGACAGCGTACAGCGTGATATAGCGCAACATGAGTACCCGTACAAAAATGGCGCGAACATTGAAGACCTGGGCGAAAAACCTCGCAGCCTTCAGTGTCAGGCCGTCTTCTTTGGGGATGATTATGAAACCCGCCTTCAGGCCTTTATTGGCGCACTTGATGAACGTGGACAGGGTGAGCTTATCCACCCGGTCTTCGGTTCCATGCCGGATATGCAATGTTATGTCTATCAGGTCAATCATGAAGCGGAAAACCCCGACTACTGCACCATTGATATTCAGTTTCTTCAATCCGGTCTGGACGTTAAATTTTTTGCCAGCGACTGGCCACTCAGTCAGGCTGATGCCATTTTTAATCAGATACAGTCGACCATGGATAACGTCTCGGCGTTGCTGGAAAATGCAATGTCACCGCTACGAACTGTCAAACGCTATATGGCAAGGGCGAAAGCGCTGGGCGTCACGGCACTGAATATGGTCTCGGTGCTACGTGGTGACATAACCGGCTTCATCAGCAGTACGGCTGATTTTGTCCGCTTCCCGGCAGCATTCATGAATGACATCCGGTCTGCACTCAGCCTGCAAAGCGCCGCTGTAACCTCTTCCATCAGTAATAACGCTAAGGGTTATACATCGACCCCGTCTGTTACCGTGTCTGGTTCGTCTGGTTCGGCGGTAATTAACGAGCAGTCTGGCGGCGTGGTTGTATCGCCCGGCATGAATGCTTCAGTGATCTATGCCTCATCGCCTGCAGTCGTGATGGCCGACTGGGCAGCAATGAAAACGCAGGCAGAACGCGTGGCGGTACTACCGGTTAGCCTGGTAAATGGTGAAGTGGCCGCAGTTACTGAAATGCCTACCGGAATCACCACCGATGACGTCAGAGAACTGACGGTAATGGCCCGGATAGCGGTGGCGCTGGAGCTGGCAGATGAGGCATCTGACTTGCTCAGTAATGAGATTATCAGTGCTGTGCTGAGCCCTCAGGATATCAGCCTGATTACGGGCGACGTCCGTCAGGCGATTCAGAATGCTATTGATTTGGTGCGTGAAATCTGGTCGACAGAAATGGAAACCGTCAGCAGCACCCAAACCTCGATCGCTCTACAGTATCTGCCAGTTATTGAGGGGCTGCGTGATATGGCCCTCTCATTGCAGGTGATGGCGCTGGCGATTATCAATGCGCGGCCACCGCTTGTGAAAAGAACGGTGGCAAGCACCACTAACCTCCATCTTCTTGCACACCTGTGGTATGGCGACTATACCCGCGCCGGTGAACTGAACGTGCTCAATCCGTCTCTGCGTGACCCCAACCACATTATTCAGGGGGATGTGCTGAATGGCTACGCAGAATAAGCAGGTGGCGCAGGATAAAGACCTGGATAAGGTCTCTGTCGTGGTAGGGGGGAAGGTATTTTCAGACTGGTCCGGCTACGGCATCGACAGTGATTTTCTCATACCGTCAGATGCCTGGTCGATGCGTCTGGGCCTGCCATCAGGCATCTTCCCGGGTGAAGTTGTCCGGGGCGCGTCGGTGCAGGTCCGTGTCGGACCGGATGTGGTGATGAGCGGGCGTATTGATCGCGTTTCCCGCAACGTCAGTCGTGATCAGGTATCTCTGACGATTACCGGGCGTGATGGTGCTGCTATTCTCGTTGACTGTTCCTCGCCTGTGTTCACCAGCCGTCAGGTCAGTCTGGAAGAGGTTATCGCGCTTGTTGTCAGGCCGCTGGGTATCAAAAATATTGAGCTGCATGCTGAAAGCTCTATCCGTAACGACAAAATAACAGTCGAGCCCGGTGAAAAAGCATGGGAAACCCTGCTCAGGGCCTGTGCAGGCCGGGGGCTCTGGCCATGGTTTAATCCGGATGGAACACTGGTTATCGGTGGCCCTGACTATACAGCAGAGCCGGTGGCCACGCTGATACTGCGGCGAAGCGGCGAAGGAAATAACGTTCTGTCTCTCACCGATGAGAGCAGCATCGAACGCTGCTATTCGCAACTGACGGTACTGGCCCAGGGGCATGCGCATTCAACCAATAAAAAGAAAGACCTGGGAATTGTTGATGTTGACGGTGATGCGGGCATAGTTACCGATGAAGAAATGAATACCGGTATTGCCGAAACCGGCCAGCATGGTCTGCGCTATACCGTTGAGGACCCGAATATCAGTTATTACCGCCCTCTGGTGATGGTAATGCATGATGCAGATAGTCAGGAGCAGGTCCGTTACCGGGCACGAAAAGTTATGTCGGACGCAAGACTTGAAGGCTACAGCCTCATCGCCCGGGTTCAGGGCCACCGCAACAGTAATGGCGTACTCTGGCAGCCCGGACAGCGCATTCACATCATCAGTGAGCCGCACGGTATCGATGCCGTTTATTTTCTGATGGGGCGCGAGTTCACCGGTGGTCGCCCGGGTGGCACGGTGACTACACTGCGACTGAAAGAAGATGGTGTCTGGATACCGGATGCATGGCCTAAAAAGAAAAAGGGCCGTAAAAAACGTCAAAAACAGGAACTGGGGATTGTCGATGTGGGGCCAGGTTGATCAACGTATTCGTTCCGCACTGCGCGGTATAAGGCTTGCTTTCAGGGGGCGTTTAACGCGCGTTAAAAGCGATTTAATTATTCAGCAGGTTCAGGTAAAAGGACTTGCCGGCGAGCAGCTGCAGGACGCCGAATTTTTTCAGCACTTCGGTTTCACCAGTTGCCCGCCGGCCGGGACGCAGTGTATCGTTCTGCCGATGGGTGGGCAGACATCGCATGCCATTATCATTGCCACTGAGAACGGCGCATACCGTATCCAGAATCTGGCCAGTGGTGAGGTGGCCATCTACTCATCAGAAGGTGCATACGTTCATATAAAAAAAGGGCGTATCATTGAGGCTGACTGCGATGAATTCCGTATTAAAACGAAGAAGTATATGGTTGAGGCGAGCGATAATGCTTCGTTTATCACCCCAAAACTGCATACCAGCGCAGACTTTAAGGCCGCAGGTGAAATTGAAGATAACAAATCGACCATGAACGCCATGCGACAGACCTTTGATGACCATGACCACAACCACGGTGGAGATGCCGGCACTACCGAAAAACCCAACCAGAAGATGTAACCTCTGTACCCACTGAACCCCTTCACCTGATTCTCTCTCATCCACGCTGGCATCATGCCAGCGTGGACAATTTATTAGACCCGACAACCGGTGACTATACCGGCACGAGCACCTCCTCTCTGGCCAATGCGGTTTACCTGCGCCTGATGATTCCGCTCGGCTCCTGGTGGGCTCAGCCTGATGTCGGTTCAAAGCTGCATTTACTCAGGAGAGAAAAAGATGTAACCCGCGTACACAAACTCGCCCGCCAGTATGCCGAAGAGGCACTTGCGCCTCTGACGGCTGAGACCGATGGAAGGGCCAGAAACATCACCGTTGAAACTTTTCAGGAACAGCCGGGCTGGCTGTTATTACGTATCACTGTGGTTCAGGCAGATGGCATAAACGTCAGTCTGGATTACCAGGTAAGGGTTATCTGATGCCGTTTATTACACCGTCATTTGATGATATCCGTGACAACATCCTGCGTGATATCCGGAACCTGAATCCCGATGCCGATACCGGCACTGACAGTGATTATTATGTGCGGGCCAGTTCGGTGGCCAGCGTGGCCACCGGTATCTATCAGCATCAGGGATGGATTGTCCGCCAGATTTTTCCCGATACTGCCGACACAGAGTTTCTTGAGTGGCATGCCCGCATCCGTTCGTTGTACAAGAAATCTGCGACAACCGCCAGCGGCTTACTGACTCTCACCGGAGAACCGGGTGCCAGCGCTGACGCAGGATACACGGTCACACGCGGAGACCTGTCATACATCACCACTGCCGCTGTCACGCTCGATTCCCAGGGTAATGGCACTGTTACCGCAAATGCGGCCACGACAGGTGAATCGGGTAACACCACGGCCAGCGTCACAGGCACATTTTCGGCCACCCCAACAGGATTCGACAGTACTGTCATCATCGGTGTGATGTCCGGAGGGACGGACAGAGAATCGGACAGTTCGCTGCTCTCCCGTTTACTTGAGCTTATCAGGCGACCTCCGGCAGGTGGTAACAAGTATGACTATCGACGCTGGGCGATGTCGGTTGATGGTGTCACGGATGCCTATGTTTACCCGCTCAGGCGAGGCCCTGGCACTGTCGATGTGGTCATCACGTCTGCCGGAGGTCCCCCATCAGCAGATATTATTGCAGCAACGCAGACCTATATTGATGAGCAGCGGCCGGTAACAGCAAAGAATACAATAATACTGGCACCGACCCTCAAGACAGTAGGGCTTGATATTCGCGTTTCTGTTTCAGGCATAACGCTGGCAGAAGCGACCGCCAGCATCATGGCGGCAATTACGGACTACATTAATGGCCTTTCGCCTGGTGAAACATTTATCAAATCTCAGGCTGAAATGATTGTCTCTCAAATTTCAGGTGTCACCGACCGTAACATAGTTTCGCCTGCCGGAAATGTTATTCCTGCTATCAGCGCTGCCGTGGTTGAATGGCTCCGCCCGGGCGTCATACAGGTCAGCTCATTATGAGTTATCGCGACCTTCTGGCACAGCTTTTACCTCCGGTTGCCTATTCTCCTGACAGTAAAAAACTGAATGCAGAGCTGACAGCAGAAGGGAATGTCTTTGGAACGTTAGAAAATCACGCAGGTCAGGCGCTGGATGCAGTAACACCATTGTTTTCACATAGCCTGCTCGCTGACTGGGAGCGGGTACTTGCCATCACTACCATTGATGGCGATAGCTACCAGCAGCGAATACAGCGAGTGCTGGCAAAACTTGCTGAAACCGGGGGATTAAGTATCCCCTATTTTATCCGGCTGGCCAGTAACCTTGGCTACACCATCACCATAGACGAACCACAGCCTTTCCGGGCCGGGATAAATCGCGCGGGAGATCGCTTGTGGATACCGGACATCATCTGGATCTGGCGGGTCAATATAAAGAATTCGGGTACGCAAGTTTACCGCTTCCGTGCTGGCAGTTCTGTGGCAGGCGAACGCCTGAGCGCTTTTGGTAACCAGGTCATCGAAACCATTTTTAATGACCTTAAACCTGCTCACACCTTTTGCTATTTCGCATATCAGGAGAATGAATAATGCGGCCTTTAATGCCACCGGTACAAACACCGGATAATCTTTTTCATGATGGTAATCCAATCACAGGTGAGCTTGGAACACTGGTGGATGCAAATCATCTGAATAATGTTCAGGCAGCAATCCGGGACGCCCAGTCTGAACTTATTTCCATTATGACGGCTGCTGGTCTGGCACCCGATTCTTCGTCAGTCCACCAGTTACTTGATGCGCTTAAAACCCTTTTTGAAGCAAAGGACGCCGCGTTGACTTCACTGGCCTCACTCGTTGGGTCGGCGAACACTCTGCCGTATTTTACCGGGCCTGATACCCTGGCGTTAACCAGCCTTACAGCAACCGGACGCAATCTGATTAACAAAGCGGATGTTGCCTCCATCATCCAGTACCTGGGATTGCAAAACACAATCAATCTGGCGGCTAATGCCCTACAGAGATCGGGTGACAATATAGCCTGGCTGAATGTTGCTCAGTTGCTCCAGGCAGCCAGCATGCACGTCAATCAGCCTGGCGTAGCCGATACGCAGGGGTTAACCATTGACTGGAACAGACTGGGGCCAGGAGGTGCCACAGGGTTTACCAATAACCGGGGACTGGGGGCCGGCGGATTTGTTTTCCAGACGGTGGATCAGACCAACAAAATTGTCCACAGTACAATAACCTTTGACGTCAACGGCCAGATACTCGCACCGTCTAATTTGTGCGCCGGTACTGCAAAATTTGCCATTGACGGTAATAGCTACGGCACCATCTGGGGGGTAGCGGGTGGTAGCGACTGGCTTTCTAATTATCTGGCAACAAAATTCTCCGGGATTCAGAACCAGTTCACTGCGATTCCTGTGAACAATACTACGGGAGACATTTCCGGTACGGCCTGGGGCGGGTCTCTGGCAGTCAACCTGACAACCCGATTTAACGCTATCCCTGTCGATAACCCCACAGGCAATATTAAAGGCACTCAGTGGGGCACAGCAGGTGGCACTGACTGGCTGTCAAACTTCCTGGCAAATAAATTTATCGGAATCCAGAATCAGTTTAACGCGCTCCCTATCAACAATTTGTCAGGTGATATCAACGGTGCTGCCTGGGGTGGCTTGTTGTCGGCTCATCTCGCAGCAAAATGGGTCGGAATTCAGAACCAGTTCAACGCCATCCCTGTAGATAACCCGTCCGGGAATATTCATGGCAGCGCCTGGGGCAACGACTGGCTGTCGAATTATATCAATAACCGGTTTGCCGCCGTTGCAAACAAACTCGTCATGGTCAGCAACGTGAACGGGTATTTCAAGGATGTGACCAGCGGATTTTTGATCCAGTTTGGCTGGATTCAAAGTGTCACCGAAAATGCGGAAACATCTGGTTTTAATATTGCCTTTCCGAATGCCTGTGCGGGTATTGTAGCTAACCTGGGGCTACCCCTGAATAACGGGAACAGTGTCTACGTTAAGGCGGAAAACAATCAGGGATTCAGCTACAGAACGTCAACACAGGGGATTGGTTTTTACTGGTTTGCATGGGGGTATTAATGATGACGACATTTTACAGCAAATCACGAAATGCGTTTTATCCATTGGAAATCCAGGAGGATTATCAAAACTCTCCGGATGGTTGGCCAGATGATGCGGTCGAAATTGAAACAGAAGTGTACCAACAGTTAATTTCTGGCCTGTCGTCAGGAAAAATCATTATTGGTGATGAGAAAGGCTTTCCCGCTTTAGCGGAGCGGCCAGGTCCGACCAAAGAGCAGTTAATTGCGACCGCTGACAACCAGCGCCAGAGCCTGCTGACAACGGCTACCGCAAAAATTGCGCCACTACAGGACGCCGCAGATTTGGATATGGCGACAGACGATGAAAAAAACGCTCTCGCTGCCTGGAAGAAATACCGCGTACTTCTGAACAGAGTTGATATCACAACCGCGCCGGATATCACCTGGCCTGAAATGCCGTAA